GTGTTCTCGGCGTTGCCGCGAGCAACGCCAGCGTGGGCACTGTCGGAGTAGATCGCATCAAACTCCGGAGGCTCAAGCATGCGACCCTTCAGGGTCTCCCAGTCACCCGTCTTCGGGTGCTCGGGGAACCAGCCGTCGGTCAGGCCCGGCTCACTGTACTGACCATCTGCGCCAACAGCGCCACCAGAAGCGGCGCTGCCAGCGGAACTCTTTTCGAATGCCATTACTCGGCAACCTTCCTTGTGGTGGCTGCCGTCTTCTTGGCGGCAGGTTCATGCAGTTCGCCGCAGCGACCGCAGCGAAGGACGCCTTCTGCGTCCTCCTGGAACTGGTGAAGCTCGCCAACGAGACACTTGAGGCAATGCCCAGCGGCCTTCTTGGCGGTGTAGTCGACACTCATGTCTTATCCCATCGGAAGGCGCCTCTGAATGGTCGCCCCCATGTTCGCCTTGTTACCGGACATGCCTGCAAGGAGTTCCATCAGACTAGGACGGCCACCAGGGGCCATGCCCTGCTGGCCAGGGGCTACGCCCTGAGGAGTACCCATTACCGCTCCGAGTGGGCCACCAGGTCCAGGAGGACCACCCGGTCCACCTCCACCGCCTCCTGGCCCGGCAGGCATACCCTGCTGGCCCGGTGGAGTCTTAGGTGTGAACGCTTCAAGAACCGCTTCGTGAAGTGGCGCGCCTTTCTCACGCTTCTTGATGATGTCCGCTACCTCAGTGAGGATGTTCTCCACATCGCCGCCCTGAGCGGCGATTGCCCCAAGCTGCTGGACGTAAGCCATCACGCCCTGCTTGAGTGCGTCGGTCAGCTGCTCATTGTCGATCTGGGTTTGCAACTGCACAATGTCAATGTCCATCGGCAACTGCCGTTGCACAAAGTCCCGTGAAACGAGTTGGTCACCGCGCAACTGGAGCAGCGCGACAATAGCACGTGCTGGGTCCTGACCAGCGGCAAATCCATAGGTGACATCGACGGTGTAAACACCCTTGATATCCTTGCGCGGGATGTAGGACTCTTCGAACGGAGTGCCATTGACCATTCCCCGAATCGTCTTCTGCTCGTCAGGCCAGAGCTTCTCATCCATCTCGAACGCCATCTCGATGGCCACACGCAGGGCTTCGGAGACAACCTGCTGTGCGGTGGTGACCACCGAGGAGAAGTTGCCCATGAGGGCCTGGACGCCCTTGCCCGTAATGATGGAAGCGTCAATCTGCCCACTGCGCGCTTCGTTGTAGCGCGTGGACTTCATGACCTCCTGCTCAAGGAGCTGTCCCTCTTGCATGGCATACTGCGGCATGTCAGGTGCGATGTACCGGATCTTGTCCGGGTTGTCAGTACGGATGACAGCGTCATCACCAAAGGTGATCTTCTGAACATCGCGCGGCACCGCAAGTGCGGCGCGTACCGACTTCTCCACACCTTCGAGACCGAGCAGGGCCATGCGGCCCTTAGCCAACTGCGGCCAGATCGCGTCATCGAACATGCCGCGCATCTCTTTGTCATAGCCCGGCATGACAGCCGGGCTGACCATGACCTTACCCAATGGGTTCGGCATCTGGATCAGAGGCTGGTCACTGAACTCGGGCATGTACATGAGCATCTGGTCACGGTCGAGATACTTGACGATCTCGACATCACGGGATGCCCAGCCGCTATCAGCGCTGGTGGCGTTATTGCCCTGAAGCAGACGCTTGATGAACGGGAACTTCGAGACCAGATGAATGGCCTCTTCGTGCCAGACCTTCGTGAAGGACCGAAGGTTGCAGAAGACGTCGAACTCGGGATAAGTGCCAATCGGGTTCTCCACCCGAATGACAGGCTGCTTCTTCTCGAAGTCAGGCTCTACGATGTAGACGCCCAGTCCGTACGTGATGAAGCTGTCGGCAAACTCGACCTGCTTGCCTGCCGGAAGATGGGAGTCAATCACCCAGTAGTGGGCGATCTTCGTCCGCTTGGAACTGAACTTCTTCGAAGCGGCAGAGGTGATGATCCCGGATGTGCAGTTGATGCTAGGCATCACGCCGATCTGCTCGGCGTAGTCCTTCGCCATCGAGTTGATCATATTGGCGACGATGGGCTTAGGGAACGAGTCCGGCATCAGACTCGGAACGATAGTGTCCACATCGTTCGACCTGATGTCTCGGACATCCTTCTGTCGCTGGTCTCGCGCGCGGGCTGCGAGTCGGAGTTTCGAGACCTTGGATGCGACTTCAGAAGTCGAGAGCATTAGTCACCTCATGCAGTCGGAGGGACAGCCGGGGCAACAGGCTTGTTGGCCAGGTTCTGAAGCTCATTGTGGATGGCGATGATGGACGACGCCTGGGAGGGCGTCGCCCCATTGGGGACAGTGCCCTGGAGTGCGTGAGACAGCCACCAGAGATTGTCGGCCTCAGCAAGTCCACGAAGCGTCGGGTCCTGGAGCAGGGCCTTGACGCCATTGATGATGTCCTGCTTGTCCTGCGGGGTCACGTCGTCCTCCGGTCGGGGATACTGACCGAAGTCCGGAACCTCGGCGTAGTCGATATCGGCACCGCCAGAAAGGACAGTGCCGCCAGTCTGCTTGATTGTGGCCCAAGAGGACCACTGGCCGCCAGACCAAGCAACGGTCTGCCATATATATTTCAGGCCGTAAGAGTGTCCGCCTTCAGCCACCTGGTAGCCGCCGTAGACGCCGACCTGAGCCTTGGGGATAATCGTGCAGACTCCATCGAAGTAGTCCTGCACAGATGCCCAAGTGGTATCGGTATCCACCGCAAAGTAGATAACCGCATCCTGGGGCAGCCCAACGGCTGCCCGCTCAGCAATGGCGTCACTGGCATCGATCGCTCCGGCCTGGTGCCCCTGAAGGGCACGGCCTGCGCTGGTCTCGAAGACGGTGACAATGCCAAGCCCTGCGGCAGTGTACTGCTGAACCTCGCCAGCAGTGAGATCCTTGGTGGGATCCTGGCTGAAGTAGCGGGCGACCCACTGGGCTCCAGTGCTCTTGATGTCAGGGACACCAGGTGTAGCCCAAGCGATGTCAATACCTAGCAGGCTCATTCGATCTCCATCTTAGAAGCGATCTTCTGAATGAGATCGAGGGCTTGCTTGTCAAGGGCCAGATCCTGCTCACTGGCCTCATCGGCAGACTCGATGGTCTGCCGGTCAATGGCCGCCTGTCGATTAGCAGCCATCAGGAGGATGGGAGCCGTAATAGCTGCCAGGGCACTCATGAACAGGTTGAGCAGGATGAACGGGTATGGGTCATATCTGACAGCAGCCGGGGCGATGATATTCCAGACGACCGAAGCCGCAAGGAACAGTACCAGCCCGATCAGGAACTTCCAGGTTGCCATACCGTTGGAGAGCGCGCCCGAAGCGCGGTCTCTGAACTTCACTCGAATCCTCCTCCGTACTGCGCTGCTGCGGCGTAGTCAAGATCGAAGGTCACCGTTCGCTCGCTATCACGAGCAGAGCGGTATGGGTTAGGTCGAGTGAACGACTTGTCGATCTCGTCGGTAATCTCTCGTGCCCTGATCTCCGCGAACCACAATGCCATGACAAGGTCTGTCTTGGACTTGGTCTCAGGGAACCAGGTAGTCAACTGCTCAATGAGGGCCTTGGTCGATTCAGAGTTGGAACGCGAGGGCAGCCTAATGAGGTTCTTGCCACTCTCGTGCCCATCAAAGAGCATGCTCATGGAGGCGACGCCGAAGTCGGCGTCCCACTTGTTCTTGCCAGTGAAGTGCTCCTTGAGGAGACAGCCACGGTTGGCAAGGAAGGTTCGGATGTCACGGTTCTGTGTAACCATCAGGTTCATGGCGTTCTTCTCGATGCGCCATTCCTGGATGCGGTACTTGACCGTGAACTCCTTGATCTTGTCGAAGATGTCGTCAGGCTTGCAATGACCCTTGGTCCAGGAGTCCAGTACCCAGCGCACCTGCGTGTGGCGGTCCACCGCCATCACGACAGCGGCGGAGTTACCGGTCATCGCGGGGTCGAAACCACCGATGACATATGTACCCTCCATGCCATGCTGCCTGTGGCCCGGAGCGCCACCCACAAGAGGACCAGGGCGACGCATACCGTCAACACAACCAACAACTTTTTCCACAGGGAAGATCGCATCATCGACCACCTGTTGCTGTTGGTAGACCATCGCCCAGTTGCGAGGGCTCATCTTGGAGCGCTTGCGCGAGAGTGCAGCGCCATCCCACATGGGATACAGGCCGCTCTCATCCGCATGGACCAGCTTCTTGGCTGCCAGGGAGACAGGTGGACGGTTGGTCTTGGGCCAGAGGGTAACCCACTCGGTGGGGTCGTCAGCGGTCTCCAGGACCGCTGGTTGGGTCAGGTAAGTCCAAGGAGACTCTTCGTCATCCGCGTAGTATTCCGGCTTCTGGATCTCGCTATAGAGATCAACCGGTTGTAGACGAGTTCCAACCAGGAGCAGCTTGCCACCAGGAACCGCCAACCGAGACATGATCTCGTTCTGGATCCAGTCGATCTGCTTGCCATACTCGTGGGCGTTGCCCATGTCAACGCAGTCATCCATGATGATCAGGTCGGCACGGGCACCGTAGATCTGTCCACGGATACCGACCGCACGAACAGTCGGGGACGGCTCGCCGGAGTCACGGGTCTCGGAGCTGACATAGATCTCAGAAGCGGTCCAGGCTGCCGAGTTGGCATCGAAGCCACCTTCGGGACTGAAGTCCATCTGGAGCTGCTTGTACGCCTGGTTGGTTCCAGCGAGACGGTCCTTGACCGCTCGGAGGAATCGCTTGGCCATGTCCTGAGTCTTCGACACGATGATGATACGAACGTTCGGGTCAAGGCAAATCCGGTACGTTACGTAGTTGATCGTGATGGTGGTGGACTTGGCATGCTCAGGTGGAGTATTGATGATCAGGACTTCAGGTTCACCCTGACGATAGGTCTGAGCAGGGTGGAGATTCCTGGGTTCACGATCCTCAAGAAGGTCAACCCACTGGAGATGGTGATTGAACAGCTGGGTATCCATGTACTTCATGCAGAAGTCATCGAAGGGAATCTCACGGTTCTCTTCAAGGTTCTCGCTAGGCTTCGACTTGACCAACCGAATCCGATCGACCTCCGCCTTGAAGGCGGGGTCGGTTCGACGGTAGTACTCGTAACCCTTACGTCCGATCTCCGGATGATCATCGATGGCCCTCTGAATAGAGTAGCCACGCTTCACATACTCAATGATCAACTGCTTCTTACGAGCAGACTCAGAACGGGAACCCTTGTTACCAACTGCTCGTCCAGCTGCTACAGCCAAGTTCTGCTTGACGTTCTTCTTCGGTTCATCAGGCAGGTTCAAGACCTTAGCCAACTGGATCACTTCCTCTCACCCTTATATAACATGTGACCGGTATAGTTTCAACACAGTTTGTAGCGCCTGCTTAAACAGGATCAATCCTTGCTACACCTGGTTGACTCTTAACGTTCCCAGCCGCTTGAGGCGGCTGGTCACTTATCCGGGGAGATGATTCCCGTGGGGGGAGGGATGGTCAGGGGTTCAGAAGGACTCTCCAGGATGGACCCCCCTAGGGGGACAGCCTGTACTTGTCAGTCCCATGAGAGGCAGCCTTGAGGGCTGCCCTCAGTATGTTCACCACCCGGATGAACGGGGATCCGGTAAGCCGCTGGGGCGGCTACCGGTACTGGTTCCGATTGGATTAAGGAAGGACTCTAGGACTGCACATAGGTGAGCCCTTGGTTACCAGTAAGCCTGTGGACCGTACCTCGTGTACCACTAGGTAATAGCACTGTGTTTTGCCTTTTTTGACACAAAGTTACTGGTGAGTACCTTAGTCTCTTAGAGAACTCTTACCTTTCTTCACCCTGTGTATACCAGGACTAGCAGGACCATCACTCTCCGTAGAGATCTGACCAGATGGTTCTACCTGAGAAAATTAGTGAGAGACACGAACTCGAACTCGATCGCCATTAATAAACACCCCGGTCGCTAGCAGCCAAGTCAATCGAAGTCAAGTGCTAGCACGACACGAGTCAGTCACGATGTAGTCACGATCAAGTCAAGTCATGACAAAGTTCAAGTCAAGTCTGCTACATATGGTGTGTCAACTATTGACATTGTCACATACACCACGGTATGCGCGCATGTGCAACCATATGGCGATCATGTGCAGCAGAACGCATACATATGCAGGCAGATGAATGGTTATGCAGGGCGGACTATTGAACGAGTGTTCAGTAGCCATCCACACACAGGCACTGCACCATGACCACACCTGCTAGCACCTCACTGCTACACCGTTCCTCGACCACTGCGGACAGGCGACTGCACAGACGATCCAACCCTGTGACCGCCGTCACACTTCCCGGATTCATTCCCGATCGATCACCGCATCGATGCAGGTCAGACTGCCTTTGCCAACACTTTACCCGGCGATCCTTGACGGATCTGCCGGATCCGAGGAGAGTTCTCATTGTCAGGCTGAACGGAAACGAACGGCAGGGCCCAGGAGTGAGAGTCCTGGCAGGCGGGAGAGCAGCGTGTGATGGCGGCTTGAACGCTCAGCTGGACCTTGACAACTCAACATATGCGCTTCACGATCACCACGCTGGTGACAGCCACAACAACGCCTGAGCAGGCGTTGACGGCAGGGTAGGCAGCGAGTCTGGTAGGTCGTGGAGTATCTCTCTCTTTCCCTAAGCAAGGGTTGGTGGCAGTCGCTTCGGCTCCTGCCACCTTCCCGGATCGTACGAACATGAGTCGTGCGGTGCCGAACATGGGAGAGAATCATGATCAAGTACATCGTGTACCTGCACCACCCCCTGGGCGGCTTTGAACTCGCCACTGCATACAGCATTGACGACGCTAAGGCGGTGTTTCTGTTCTACGCAGAGGCCACCTACACGAACAATCCCACCGCTTCGCTGTATCCATACAGTGAGAAGAACTGGGAAGGGGCAGTCGAGTACGAGAACATCGGCTGTCCGCTCGGCTCCCCGGCGTACGTGCTGGAGATCGGCCCGCGTGGTGGAGTGAAGGTGGAGAAGGCATGAGCTACGACAAGATCCGACGTCAGATCCTTCGGCTTGCCGAGCTGCATGAGATCGTCCTCAGCGATGATGACTTCACCGAGGAGAACGGTTTCCTGCTGATCGACGGCATGCCAGCGGATGACTGGTTGGACGCGATGATCCAGGAGTAGATGACCAACGAGAGCGCACCGCTAGGGCGGTGCGTTGTCGCGGCATCATCTGCCGAAAGTAAGGGTGCACGAGCTTTGCTCGTGTGCCAGTTGTTTACGCAGTAAACGACGGGAGAGAGATCATGCTTCACATCGTGCGAGTCAACTGCACCAACGATGTCAACGACAACCCGCGTCGCGGGTGGATCGTGATGGGAGTCAATGGCTCTCACGCGCCCAAGTTCATTAACGAGGGTTGCGAGAGTTACGATCCGCTGTACCGCTACTTGGGTGACGGGGACCGCCACTTCGGTGCCCGGATGTGCGAGGGCACCGCTTGGGTGTCTGTCAACGTGAGTGTACGTGAGTTCAAGCGTCTCAGCACGCTTGGCAGTGACATCTGAATGACCATCGGTTGCACGGCCCGTAGGCCGTGCGGCCTCTTGGCTATTCAGCCTACAAGGGAGAGAGATCATGGGAATTCTGATCATGTTGGGAGCGCTTAGTGCGCTCCTTACCGCGCTGCGCTTCGGCGTGGACGGTTTGATCAAGCTGGTCCGCCACTACAACAAGACGGTGTGACCATGTTCAGGATCGTATTGCACCGTGCAGGACGCGACTTCGTCGTCGTCCGTGGCATTGCAGACCTCAGGGACGCCATGGACTCCATGGAGGAACTTGAGGACATGATGTCCCTGGATGCCGATGACCTCAGGGTCGAGAAGGAAGACTGATGTACAAGGTCTTGTGGTGGTATGCAGACCAGTCCCCGGCGGGTTCTCTACTGGTGGACACCTGGTATGACGCTGAGGAACTGGTCCAGTCGCTGGAAGAGAACGGCTTTCCGGCTACATGGACAATGGAAGTGTGAGGACGAAACGCACGCTAAGGCGTGCGTCTGCGGGTTATGCCCGCACTGATGAGTCCATCAAGGGAGAGAGATATGGTCAACATCGAGAATGCCAAACTGCTGGTGCAGGATGTCCAGCGGCACCGTGAGGCGTTCGACATGAGTGTGTGGGTCTTTCGAGACCGGGATCTCACTCTGGAAGCTTTCTCCAAGCTGGGCGTTGATTCTTTGACGTTCGGTCTGGAAGATATCGACAGCGCCAACACCACCTGTGGCACCACCTTGTGCCTTGCCGGTTTCGCGGCAATGCGCATGGGATGGAAGCAGCGTCTTGGCAATATGACCGAGGGCAGTGAATTTAATTGGATCAGCAGCATGATGATAGCCCCTTGGGGGAGCAGCAAGTGTCCCAATGAAGTTAATTGGGAAGAGATCGGGGCAGACTTCCTTGGCTTGTCCCACACAGAAGCCTGCAAGCTGTTCCACTACGCCGAGAACAACACGACAGCGCTTGAAGCGCTGATCCAGTTGTCCGAAGGTGTAGATCCCAAGAGCATCTCGCTGCTCAATGGCGTGATTGAGCTGTACTGCACCTGCGACTACTGCTGCGAGTACGACGACGAGGAAGACTCTGAATGACCATCGGTTGCACAGCCTGTTGGTTTCACGGAAACCAACGGACGACGCTTACTGCGTAAGCGTCTGCCTTCGGGCTGTGCGGCCTCTTGGCTATTCAGCCAGTTGGTTTCTGCGAAACCAACGGACGATGCTTACGCAGTAAGCATCTGCCAGTAACAAGGGAGAGAGATATGGAATTAGAGCATGTGGATTATCCTCACAACCCCGGTACGCTTTATAACTGTCCGGCATGTGAGGGTAACTGCTACTGCGACGACGTGGGTTTGTGCTTGCACTGTGACCTGATCGAAGAGGCAGACGAAGCTGTCCTCTCGATGATTCAGGAGGCACGCAATGTCTGACGAGATCCAGCACGATTACGTGACGGACGAAGAGTACATGTGCTCCGAGGACTGCTTCTGCCATGAGGGCTATGACGACTCCACGCCTGCACAGCAGGCGAGGGGTCTGGCTTTCGAAGAAAGCCCGTACGCGGAGGACTGCGAGTGAGCAGGCTTAACGAGTGGTATACCGATTTCTACTTCTCCCTTCCGTCGGAAGATCAGAAAAGGCTCACGCTGTTCCTTGCGAAGCGTCGCGCCAGTACGATCGAGTATACAGAGCGTAGGATGCGCGTTAATATCCTGCGTTCCCTTGGCCTGAATGGGAGGGGGGAATGCAGGCACTGCAAGGTACCTGCGTTCTGTAAGCATGGCGGATTGACGGAAAGTGAGGACTGCGAGTGAGCAAGCTGACGCGTCGTGATGAGTTGGTGTACGAGATTGAACAGATCACGTACACACTCAAGCATGGCAAGACGACCCATGAGGAGCGCATCAATCTCATGGAGGCGCAGCAGGGCTGCATCCGTGAGCTTATCCGTCTGATCAAGGCAGGGGAGAAGTAATGTGCTTCCACCGCTACATGGTTGAACTCAAGGGCGAAGAGACCGGCCGTACGTACATGTACCTGGAAGAGGCTCAGGACCCTAAGACGGCGTTCATTCAAGCTCGTCTGCGTCATGCGGGCAAGTTCGACCGCCTGGACGTCTACGAGAACGCCGACAAGCACTACGACCCTAAGCGGGTCAATGAAGTGTGACCAAGGTTGGTGCTCAGTCACAAGCTGAGCACTTTCCTGGCATCACAATTCGATGCTAGACAGGGAGAGAGATCATGATTCAGGAAGTGCAGGCCGTTATGGTCAGTCCTGGCGACATCATCGCCATTGACCCGAACTTCAAGGCCAGACACCGCAAGGAAGACCTTGAGATGGGAACACGGTTGCGGGTCATCGAGACCCGCACCACCATGTTCCACAATGTCCGGATCACTCTGGACAACGGCACCACGTACACGTTCCAGCCCGGTGACATTCTTGAGGTGGAGTTCTGATGGACCACATTGACGAGGCTCTCGATCAGCTGGAGAGTTCCGCACGGACCGAAGCACTCGGCGAGATCAGGAATTGGCTGATAGAACGCCGCCAGCTTGGCCGTTTCGACAAGATGACTGGCAATGAGGCCGCAACTTACATCGCAGCCATTATGGCCGTAGCCCACCAATCACTGATCAACTGACCAGAGCGAAACGCGCCTTAATGGCGCGTCCACAGGTGAGTACCTGTGCTGACGAGCTTGTCAGGTAATACTGGGAGAGAGATATGATCTTCTACAAGGCAGTGCGCCCCGATGGGAAAGACTTCTACTCGGGAACTGTTGACTATGCCGCGATCTGCGGCACTGGTGAGCAGCTCCCCAAGCTGCCTGGCGGCCCCTGCTGCTCCCCTGACGTCTATCACGCGTCCACTAGTAAGGCGGACACGCTCATTGGCGGATCGTGGCCGTGCAGGCTATTTGAGGTCGATGGTGAGCCGGTCTCCGAAGAGAACAACAAGCGTGGATTCTGCACGCTGACCGTGGTTCGTGAGCTACCCGCATGGGAAGCACTTGGTCCCAATGGGGAAGCGGTCGTGTGCCTGATCGAAAAGTGCAAGATGCTCACTTTGCAAGAGGTCAACCAACTGTATGCCGCTTGGTATGCCGCTGGGTATGCCGCTCGGAATGCCGCTCGGGATGCCGCTTGGAATGCCGCTCGGAATGCCGCTCGGAATGCCGCTCGGGATGCCGCTTGGGATGCCACTCGGGATGCCGCTTGGAATGCCGCTTGGAATGCCGCTTGGAATGCCGCTTGGAATGCCGCTGGGGCCCTGGTCGTCCGCGACCTGGTTGCCCCGGAGCAGTTTGACATCCTGACTAGCCCTTGGGTTTCAGTCATGGGGGAAATCTGACGCCTGAGTATGGTGCACCATCCTTTGATGGTGCATCGTGCCCTTGCATCAGCAGGGATTGAACAAGGGAGAGAGACATGAACAAGGACATCCAGGACCGTTGGGTCCTGGCACTGCGCTCCGGCCAGTACCAGCAGGGCAAGATGGCGCTGAACGAGGACAACAGGTTCTGCTGCTTCGGCGTGCTCTGTGAGCTGTACATGGATGATCACCAGTATGAGCGTGAGCACCTGAGCGAGGACTCTGGCCGCGTCGGTTACTACGGCAACTACGACCTGCCCCAGAACCCCATTCTCAACTGGGCTGAACTCAGTGATCAGTACGGCGAGCTGCCCGGAATGCCCAACGAGCGCGATACTGATCACGCTCCGTATCTGACCAACCTGAACGACGATGCTGGTCTCACTTTCGACCAGATCGCTGACCTGATCGAGC